GTGTCTGTGTCAGGGTCAAACCAGTTAGAGGGATTTGTGGTCGGTGTACCGGGGTTGCTGTCAACGTCGGAAAACTCCACGTCGTAGGTGTCGGTGTCGGTCATTTGGCGGGGTGTGCCCCAAGTGGACTGCTGCGGTGATTGACCGTCGGACGTAAAGATACGGCTTACAGCCCACAACTTTGCCTGCCCTGCGGGTATGCCGTCACTCCATGACTTGTATGTACCGCTTTCAGTGTCATAGACTGTAGATGTGGGGATCGGCGACGAATAACTGCCACCAGTAGGCGCGGCCAGGCTGCTGTTGTTTGTGCGGATAAATACCGTACTCTTAAAAGACGATTGGCCTTTATCTCCCTTATCGCCTTTTTCGCCTTTGATTCGTACAATAGTCCAACTGCCCCAGGTTCCGTTGACACACTCCCTTTCAGCCCTCCAAAGCATCTGCGTGAAATCCTTAGAGGTGTCTGTGTCAGGGTCAAACCAGTTAGAGGGATTTGTGGTCGGTGTACCGGGGTTGCTGTCAACGTCGGAAAACTCCACGTCGTAGGTGTCGGTGTCGGTCATTTGGCGGGGTGTTGACCATCCACTACTGCCACCTGCGCCATAGAAAGTACACTCTGAGGCCCATAGCATAGCCTGGCCACTCGGTATGCTGTCACTCCATCCGCTCGGTACGGGTGAGGCGTATGTGCCTCCTGACGGTGTGCTAACGGGCGTGGTGTTGGTTCTCTTGAACACGATGGACTTGAAATCACCCTTAACACCGTTTACGGAAATTCCCACTGCCAGGGTACATTTCACATAGCCACCCAACACAAAGCGGATTAACAGGTGTGTGGGGCTTCCGGCTGTGGCAAACGAAACACCGTCTATCAGCCCGTTGTCTGAAAACGTCGTACCGCTGTTGCCTGCCGTGCTCCAACTGTTCGCACTGCTTAACTTACACTGACAGGTTCCTGTACCTGAATTTATATAGGTCTCAGTGCCGCTAACCTCCTTGATGATATTCCAACTAATTGCGCCTCTCATCACCTTGTCAGCATCGACGTAGGCAGTTGCCGATAGGAGTTGGATCCTATAGGTAACTGCCGGGTCGCCTGCTGCACCCTTGCGAATGAACTTGACAACTCGCGTTATCATCGTCATAGGCCACTAATCTTTAGAGGTGATCGTAATAGACACGTCGCCACCTGCCTGAACACAATGTGCCCTGGTCACGGTGCAACTTGCCCTGTCTGTCTCTCTGTCACTCTGGCTGTTGAGGTAAACACCCGCTGCATCCTTAATGACGAAATAGAACGTAGTTTGCAAAGCCTGTGTGTTCGTGCCTCGCGTCACCACTACGGGCGTATAGGTCACGGATCCGTTGCCTGTGGTGTCCTCGTCTATGGCTTCATCTTCTGGGTTGGGGTGCGGGTCAATATCCAACGGATCGGATGCGTCCATAACAGGCTGCACGTCACTACCGATCTCAACATTTGACTGATAGACAGTAACACGGAACTCTCCATAAGAATTGATGTCACTATCCTGGACGGTCAGTAATTGGGCCGTCTGGCCAACAATGGTTTCCCATGCAGATGCACCCATCTTTTCCCACTTGTAAGTAAGATTCTGTGTCAATGCACTGCCTCCCTGGTAGGCCATAGCCTTTAACTTACAACTGCCACCCTTACGGGTAATGACAAAGTTACGGCCTCCCGTGTCTGCCTGTGGATCGTCACCTGCTGCAATGGTTACACGGTAACTGCTGCCTGTGGCTTTTTGAATAGGTATGTTATAGTCGGCCTGCACGGTGTCGCTCTGTGTGCCATAAGAGATATGGCCCACCATCTTGATAGTGACGGGGGCAAATCCCGCTGCCTGTACTATGTTCTGTACGATCTGCAAACCATAGTAGGGATTATTGCCCGACGGGGAAATCTTTTTGAAAAGCCCGGCAAAGGTTCCCGTACTGGTGTCGCCACTCCAATTTATCTTTGTACCGCCAAAGTAGAAATCTACACTGTCGGGGGTTGCAATGCCCTCGGCTACACGGCTCGACGTAACAACAAAATTCAAAACAGGCCTTTGAACGGCAAAGTTCGGGTAGATGTTTCCCGGATCTGCTGTCGTACCCTCATACTCTTGGTAGAGGTCGCCATCAGGACACATGATAACAGTTGTATAGCATCCCGATTTGGTGTTGAACTTAATAGTTCTACTGGTTGATGCACTACTCATAATATTGCCTCCTTACTCTTCGTTTTCTGGTGTCTCTTCGCTCTCACCGTTACCCTCGCCTGTAGGCTCTTCGGGATCGGGTGTCTCTTCCTCAGTTGGGGTTTCTCCGGCTGTCTCACCGTTGCCCTCGCTCTCACCTGCCTGGCTTTCCTCTGTGGTCTCGCCTGGCTGCTCAGTCTCTCCGGCGGGCTGCTGTGTCTCACCCTCGCCTGCTTCCTGCTGCTCCGGCTCTGGTTCCGGCTCCGGCTCTGGATCATCAATGATAAACCTTTCGTCCGTTGCCCTTGGCAATGGGCGTGTTACCGTGCCGTCCTGTTCTTCGCGGGCCTCATGGGGCAAAAGTGCCAAACCGCCGATCATTTCCAACGTCTCTGACAACTGCGTTAGAGGGCCAAACTCCAACATATCCTGCTGCCAAAGTAAATAATTACCGTCCTTTACCTGGTTTCGGTCATTCTCTAAGTGCAAGAATTTTGCTACTTTCGGATTTGCTTTGATGTAACGTGCCATAATCATTTATGTTTTTAATTGTTAGTGAATCAGAATCAGATAGCCGTCGCCATCCTCAAATACCTTGCCGTCGCCATCCTCCCACGCTGCTTGTGGGCCAATGTCCTTAACCTCGATGCCGTAAACGCCACCGTACAGATCAGTCATTGCACTGGTTGACAGAATAGGAGCCAGGCCGTGGCCTATCATCGTGAAACTCAATGAGCCGGATGCCCTGTTGGGGGCTACGTACCACAAAGTCAGCAACTCCTTTTCAGGGTTGGCAATACCATTTCCCCATATTGCGGCCTTGGGCGCGATCTCAACGATCTTAGGAATGTTGGTAGGACACTCTACAATGTCATACTCATACTTTGGGATCCTGCGTACCCATGAGCAATATTCCACGGGTGATGCTTCGGTAAGTGTAACGCTGCCGGGGTTGCCGCCTGCATCATACTTGGCCCTGCATCTTAAATTCAGTTCTGATCCCATCAGTGAACGATCCACAACACAACTGGCCCCGTCTTGTGCTACGGTAACATCGTAGTCTAACGTGGTGTCGGTTCCTACCTCAGTCCATGTGTTCGTATCTTCGCGGTATTTCTCCCAGACAAAGATACGCTTGGCGGCTGCACAGTCCTGTTTGCCTAATTTCAGTTGGGCGTGTACTGTCTGAGTATCGGGGTCTATAAGCGGGTTATAGACTGACTGAGGGGCTGCATCCAATAAGAGGGTTGGCACAAACTCCGTGGCGTTCTTACAGGGCACAAAATAGGGCCTTTGTATTTTGAAAAGCTGCCCTGTACGGCTGTCAACATACTCAGCGTAAAACTCCAAAGTAAGAGGGTGTTGAGGCTGTACGTTCTTTTTGACCTTAATACGGCCTGCGTTGCCTCCTGTAGTCGTAATCTCGTAATTGGTATTTACGGATTCAATCAGGGTTTTTGTGCCGTCTATGATCTCGTACCACTTCACATTTGCTAACAGGTGATTGATGCTGCCTGCCGTCAAAACCTCGTCTTTATCCATACGGCTGATATTCGGCTGTATGATCAGGTTTGTCAACGTGTAATCCGGGGTGTACTCTCCCGTGTTCGCGTCGTAGTTCTGACTGTCAGGTACACTTCCCACCGTTGTTAGGCTAATGTCGAGTTGCAACGGCTTAAAGTTGAAATCAAATCTTTTTGTTTTCATATCTATACCTTTATATCGTTAATACTCAAATGATGCGCTTTCCACTGCTGCCTCTCTGCTCATGCCGTCGCGTAGGGTAACGGTGGCGGTGAAACGTACCTTTTTCGGCACATAGCCGTTTAGATCCAGATCCTCAACAGTCAAATGTATGCTCTTACCAATGGGGCCTTGGGCTGTACGTCTGACTGCCCAGGCGTTATCACTGGCCACTCTCTCGATGCCGTTTTGATCCTCGCTGTATCGCGTCCAAATTACATCGGTAACTAAGATGTCATCCGTCACGTCCAGGTTATAGATCTTGGCAATAATGTACAAAGTCAGATCGAAGCGGTCAGGATCAAACAGGGTTTCAGTCTCATTGAACTCTACCGTAAAATCGGGGTTGCCCTCGATCATGGCCCAATCGGTCACGCTCCAACCAGGGGCATAGGTGGTATTATTTACACAACACCTGTACTTGCATCCGTTATACCAAACATCTGAAATCTCATAGATGCCTGTGACGGGATTCTGTGCCTTGAAATAATATGTCTCATAGGGCGACCATTCGCCACGATCTACATACTCACAAATCGGATCACCCTGCCAGTCAATTCTAATAATATCCTGAGTGATAACACCGGGGATATACATATAATCTAAGCCCTGGCGTATTGGCAGGGGGTTGCCCTCACTGTCAGTAAGCAAGCGCACAAAGTCGGGCAATGTTCCAAAGGTTGCACCGTAATTGGTTCTGTCAATGATCGGCTTGGTGACATTGACATACTTAACAATGCGGCCCTCTGTGCTACTGAGGTAGAGACAGGTTTGGCGGGTGGTGTCTGTCTGGTGGCCCCATCGTGCAATCTTCATCAACTCGCACGGTGGGAAATTCTGCCCTGCGGGTGTCTGATCGTCGGGGTACATCGTCACCTCAATATAGTTAAGTGACGGGTTTACGCTGTTCGCCCTTATCCAACTGGTGTATAATTGGGCGTTCTGGCTCCCGGTTGTCATGCCCAAAGCCATTGCACCCAGGTTGTTAATGATACCCTTTAGAACACTACCCGCTGAAATAGCCGTAAAATACCCCTCCCATTTCGGATGCAGGTAGAGGCCATAACAGTTATCACCCAGATCTACAACACGGTCTATGGTGTCGCCCTCAGTCAACAGTTGGTCGCCCTCGATGGCAGACAGTCGGTTAATGATCAGTTCAACGGCCTCAAAGTAGGTTCTTACCCTAACGCTCTCAAATTCTGCATTACCCAGGTTGTCAATACCTGCGCCGGATCCTGCATACAGGGATCTGACGAAAGTACCAAACTGCGCCTCGCCTCCAAAGTGGGCGATACCTAATACCTGAATAGCCTGCTGAAACGTAATGTTTCCGGCTGCAACATCATCAACCAAACGGCTAAGAAACTGTTGGCGTACAGGGCTGTTAGGTGTCAGATCGTGGGCCATGTCAGCATATCCGGCCTTGACCTTTTCCGTTACCTGCTGCATTTCCGTGCTTTCCTCTCCCGTGTTGGGATCGGTAACGGTATTCTCCACAAGCCTGGTCAGCCACTCATAGCCGTTTTCATCGGTGCTGATCTGATCCAGGGCCGATTTGTTGGCGTGAGTGTGGCCGTCGCCTGACGGTACGCTGCTGCCTCCAGTCTCAGCGTTCAAAACCACTGTACTGTTGGCACTGCCAATACCCTGCTCACGTAGTCTTTTGCTTCGTGGGCGGGGCGTTCTGTTGGTAGTTACCGCTGTATAATGTTTCTGCATACTCATAGTTTAACTGACTGGTTCTATAGCATCGTATTCATCGGGGCTTAACTCTGTATATACTGCCTGCGTGGTGTCCGTAATAACGTCCTGTCTTTCCTCGGACATCATAAACACCTTGCCTGCCTGGTTCTGTTCGGTGTACTTACATAATGCGCCTGTGTCTATGACGGCCTCACCCTCTAAGGTAGTGTGACGGTCTGCGTACTGGCTGTATAGCGTACCAATGAGCAACTTTTCGGGATGATCCGTAACGCCTGCCCTTTTGAGTTTCTGGATCTGCAAGTTATCGGATGCCCGGCAATAGATACCCTTGGCAGTGGGGCAAATGGTTGCAGCCGTGCCACAGATCGTATCAATACTGATTTCTTCTTTGGCGTTCTTATTGATGTAGCCTGAATATTCCACATCTTCCAACTCCGCTGCATCGAATACCAGGTTGTTTTTCACAAGTTCCACAACAGGGGCCTTGTAAAGCATCCAACGGCACTGCGCGTAACGTCCATCATCTACCCAGTATCTCGGACTGTTCCATGGTGTCTGAATTAGCCCTAAACTACCACTGACGGTTTCATCATAGTCAAAACATTGCACACCTGCATATACGATAATTTCCAGATAACCGCCTTGCGTCGGGTACGGCATATATTCACCGTCGGCCATCTGTTTGAAACTGTCATAGATCACAGGGGGATTAACTGCACTGCCTTTACCCGGTCTGCCAATACAATGACGGTTCTTTTTCCATCCCAAAATTCCTGCGCTTTCCGCTAAATCCTTTGGGTCGTAATATTCCAGGTATGCGTCACCAAAACTGGCTGCACCTGCCTGCCAGGATCCTTTGGCATAACCTAAGTGGCCTTTAACGGCTCCCTTGGCGTTGTTGCTGTTGACGTAGTGACAAATGGCGTTACCCGCTGAATCATACAGATTAACGGCAATAGGTACAAAGCAGTAGCCAGTACGTGTTTTCATTCTATCATAGTTGCCTCCCTCGTTGCCATCGTTGCCCTCAGTAAACGGATTATAGCGAGCATCCAAAAGCATTTCAAGTGTCAGACGTACATAATAGGACTTTTCACCCTCTGAGGATAGTTTAGGCAGGAAAACTTTATTAGTCTGCATTACCTGTGTGGCACTCTCCTGAGTAACGCCACCAGGTCGTAATATATGCTTTGGCCAACCAGTAGTAATTGCACCATGACCACCTGACATAAAATCCCAGGCAATAGCCGTACATTCAGACGGGCCACCTACCAATGGCAGAATATGGCAATATCTTGCACCGGGGTTTATGTATTTCAGGCCCTTGCCGTGTGTACTGATGAAAATAGTAAAATTGATCAGGTTGTAATCCCAATTACCGCCTTGCCTGTGATCCTCTGAGTAATCAGGATAGTATGAGTAATATGAGGCTCCGGGATCGGCTACCAAATTCACCTCTTCCACTGAATACTCATCGTCATACTCCAAATTACCGTCCATCACCTCAGCAGACGAATAGGGGGAAAAGTTCACCTTTACATTGTTGGCCACCTTGTCAACTCCCATTGTCTGACTGTCGCCATCCCAGACTATCGGCGTGCTTGGTGCCAGGCTATGCAGGCCGTTAAGATCGAACACGTACACCTTTCCGTTACGCTGTATCATCTTCAATGCCAACGGCTGCATGATACCCTCAATAACTTCTTTCAGGGTGTTAGGCTCTGCATCTTCATCATAGAAATTCTCACTGCGTATGGCCAAAGCTGCCAGATTCGCCTTATTACCTCCCGTCTCAAAGTAGGTAGTGCAATAGGTATCTGCATCTATGCCACCGTGATTTATCGTCGTGCGTGCAATGGCATCCTGCAAAATGGCCTGTAGGCTCTGCATCCCTGACAGGTTGTATTTCAGTCTGTCAAGTATGCCAAAGTCGCTGAACGTCAAAGTAACCGTGTAATAGCGGGCTTTCTCATAGGGTTCTTCATAAAACTCAGGGTCTAACGCTCCACTCCAATACAGGGCATTATCCTTGTAAACGTCCATACGAATACGGCCAACCTCAATCGTATAAAGATCCTCATAGGCGCGATCAGTGGGGCTTTCAATCTTGATCGTTGCCTCACTGCCACAAATCACCTCTTCTTTGTCGGTATGTTTCCAGTTGATCACCAAAGCCTCATCTGCCTCAAAGGTCAGTGCTCCGACATTCCCGGAATAGTTTTCCTGTAGAATGTCAACCTGCCACACTACACCTTTACGGCTTAGAAATGCACCTCTGTATCGTAATTGCTTTGCCATATCCTAACTGCGCTTACGGTGTTTCAACTCTTTTTCCTGAACTAACACAATGTCACGGCCTGCGATCTTGCCTACCACCTCAACACGGGCAATGCCCGGCTCGATCATGCTGCGTAACTTATCCAATGGGGCTACCACTTCCGGGTTGTTGCTTGCACCCGTGTACTCACCTATCAGGGCCATCGTGGGGCCTGAAACCACACCACCCTCTGCAAACGGCATCAAGCCAATGGCCATCACCATTGCAGCGGCGGCAGACGCGAAACCTGCGCCAATGGCAAATCCGGCAAACGGGATAGAGGCGTGTGCTGCCATATACATAGCCGCTGCCAATTCCACGTAACTTGCAGTTGCCAACTTGTTTGTTGCAATGACGGGGATCACGGCGGCTGCAACTGCCTCTTGGGCTGCTGCCTCAACTCCCTGGGCTGTCGTAGTGGCTATGGTGGCGGTTCCCTCAGCGGCCTTTGCAACCGTGTGGGCTGTGGTGGCCGCTGTCAACAGATCAATGATACTGATAACTGTCTGTATGCCCTCCACAAGTTGTATAAATCCATCGACGAAAGCCGTTATCTGCTGCCAGGCATTACCGTTGCCCTCTAATGCACTTGTTATGCTCTCTATGCCACTGCCAATACCCTTAACGCTCTCCCATCCGCTTTTGAACGTACTGAAAGCGTTAATTGTCTGGCTACGCCATTTCTCATAGGTGGCAATAATCTGCTCAATGTCCTTTCGCTGATTCTCAGTAACGGGATGATCCAGGTCTGCTAACTGCGCCCTGAGATCGTGGATCTTGGCAGTCAGTTCATCAAATCCCATTGACTTGATTTTCATCTTGTACTCCCGGCCAGTGAGGGCGTTGATCTCTGAGATCTCCTTTTGCATTGAGGGAATTTCTATACCTCTCTGCAAAGCCTTTTTCTTGGCTTCATAGGCTTGGATCGTCCGCTGTGTATTGGCGATTTCGTCAGCCGTCTGCCTGTTCTGCTGTGCCTGGTAATACTTAATGGCTTCATCAAGTTCATCAATGGTATTGAGTAGCGTAACGTCGGCGGGCTTTTCCATTGCGTCCAAAGCATCATCCCATGACTTTTTGATCCTCTCCAGATCCTTGATGTGGGTTTGGATCTTCGGGCGGCTTTCAACGGTGGCCACATTGAGCAAATCAGTATAGTATGACAGTTTGGTGTTCAACTGGTCATAGGTCTGCAACTGCTGATCCGGCGTGTCTATGATGTCGGCGTGTTCCAAATATGACTGTAGGACTTGCAGGCGGCTGATCTCTGCGTCTATGCCTGCCAGTGCCTCCTTATTGGCTGATGCCCTTAGTTTACGCTGATAGGCAATTTCCTTGCTGATAGCCTGCAAGTAATCAATGTTACCAGGCTCTACGTTGACCTTGATAGCCTTATCACTTGTAGGGATCTCAGGCAGATCTACGTCACCCTGTTCTACGTTTACCTTGATAACCTTATCATCGGCGGGGATCTCAGGCAAATTCACCTTACCCTGTTCAACGTTGATCTTAACAGTCTTATCACCAAAACTTTGCAAAGCCTTTAGCACATCGTCTGAGGGCCTTTCCATCTTGGCCTGCAAAAGTTCCATGGCGGCAATCTGCTTGTCTATGCCTGCCAACTGTTCCTGGGTGGCCTGTTGGCGCAAAGTACGTAGGTAGTTCAATTCGTCGCCTACGTCCTGTAACGTCTTTATCTCAACGGGGCGGGTGGCGGCTTTCTGTGCTAACTCAATAGCATCTTTTTGCTTCTGCCAACCTGCGATCTTCTCACGGATGGCTTTCTGCTCTGCCGTGTCTGCCCCGGTCAGTTTCTTCTTATAAATCTCGATGTTTGTACTCAGTTCCTCGTAGGTCTTGGGGTTGGCTACGGCGGTTCTCTTACTGCCTCCTTTGGTAGTGGTTCCCAATCCCTGCAAGTTCTCCAGGTACTTCTTTCTTGCCTGCAACTCAACATTAGACTTTTTGAGTTGTGCAAGTTCTGTCGGATCTGTAGTTGATAGTCCTTTCTTTTCGTTGGCCTCCAAAGCGGACTTAACTTGTGACAGATTCATTTCTGCCACCTTTAACTCTTTGGTTCCTGTAGTTCCTGCACCCTGAATGGTAGATGCAAGTTTCTTGGCTGCTGCCTCAGTCGTTGACAACTCAGCCTGCAACCTCTTATTCTCGGCCAACAGTTTTTCATCTTGCGCGTCCAGGTCACGATACTCTTTCGGGGCCTCCTGTCTTGTATAGCCCTTGTGTTCGCGGCCATCCTGATCTACCCAATCGTCAACAGTAACGGTCTTGGGGCCTTTGCCCTCTGCCTGCAACTGCCTTTTCTTCTCGGCATTGATTAACAGATCGGCATTATTCTTGCTGATCTGGGCGTTTAACGTGCTTGCCTTGGCCTCCAAAGCCAACTGAGTACAATAATCCTTACTCTTCTTTGTCAGGGTATCGTACCAATCGGCTGCGGTCTTATGGGTTCCGAAAATGTCACCGTATGCCTCATTAAGATGGTTGACGGCCTCAGTAGTATCTTTGTTTGCCTTGATCAGATCTGCCAGGGTCTTGATCTCTCTATTAAGGGCCGTTTCTGTCTCAGCAAACTTTTCCTTAAACGCTTCCTCTGCCTCACTAAACTCATTAGTGGCCTCTGTCGCTTCGTCGGTCTTGGATGCAAAATACTCTATGATACTCGTAACGCCAACAATGACTGCACCAATACCAGTAGTGATCAATAAACCTTTCAGGGCAATCTTAAAAGCCGTTGCCGAATATGCGCCTGACTTCAAAGCTGCACTGAAAACACGGGTAAACGCTGCCGTTCTGTTGGCATTGAGGCCAAAGAGCAACATAGATGCGCCTGCCGCTTTAGTCCTGAGTGTCAAAACGGCGTGTTGGATATTCAGGGCTTTAACGGTCTTTGTCAGGGTCACAATACTCATTGTGGCCATACCCAACTGAGCCGTAAAATTGATATACGGCATTGCACCGCCTACCACTGAGGCAATGAGATCGGTAAATGCTGCAAACTGATTCTTTAACATCTGAGTAGTAGCCTCACCCGTGCTACTCATTTCCTCAAATGCCTTGTCAATAGTGCCTGCACTATCAACCATTGCACCGATATTCTCAGTGAACTTGCCGGACTGCTCACCAGTCAATGAGGTTAGCAGACGCAAAGCCCTGGCACTTCCAAACAAATTGCCATAGATCGTTTCACTGAGTTCTCCCGTCCGGGCTGAATATTCGTTAATAGCCTGGTCTAAGGATTTCAGGAAATTGTCTAAGCCTCCGGCCTCCTTGATCGCTGCTGCATCAAACTTGATGCCCATTTCCTCGGCGGCTTTCGCGGCTTCTGTGCTCGGCTTAATCAGTGCCTTTAACACTGCACCTAACTGAGTAGAAACCTCTGCCGTGTTTCCTGTTACACCCGTACAGGTGGCGAAAATAGCCATCAGTTCGTCAATGGTGATTCCCAACTGTGCTGCGCTACCTGCCACTGCGGGCAAAGCCTCAGACAGTTGCTCAAATGAGGTCACACCATTCTTGGCCGTCAACTGTATCTTATCCTGAATGGCTTCGGCTGCTGACCATTCCAGGCCGTAGTTCTTTATAATGGTAGAGGTGACTGTAACGGCTTTCCCTAATTCGGCAATACCGCCAACGGATGCCCTTGCAGACTTCTGTAGAAAACTGATCCAATTATCCTCTGGCACACCGTTTGAGATCACCATATAGAGACCGTTAGCCAGTTCGTCGCGGGCAATGGGGATCTCTTTCGACAATCCGGCTACCTGGCCTTTGAGCCTGTCAAAACCCGCTGCGTCCTTTCCGGCCATTGTGTTAGCGGCTTTCATAGCCTTGGTGAATGACATACTATCCGCTGTCAAATTCTGCATGGTGCTGTTAAGCTGCCCAACTGCATTGCTAACCTGGCCGATTGCCTGAACGCTCAAACTCCAATCCATAACGGATTTATTGAGTTTGTTAGCCTCAACAACGGCGGCGGTCATAACCTGCTTTAAACTATCTGCGTCATTTGCCAGATCCTTAAAGCCTTTGCCGTCACCGTCCAGTTTGAACGTTATAGATATGGTGCTTTTACCTGCCATTATATGTTTATTCTCCTAATCGTTTAATAAGTGCTTCAAACCGGGCCTTGTCCTCTTCCCTGGTGATAACAGGTTTTTGGCTCTTGGCTTTCGGTGTCTTGGGTTTATCCCATGGAAGCGGTAACAACTTCTCAGGCTTCATCTTGCCTTTGACGTGCGGCTGTATTACAATGGTGGCCAACAGTCGCATACGCTCCCAATCGTTTTTTACATCGGCCTCGCGCTGTTCCTGAAATGCTTTGCAGACTGCGCGAAACTCTTTCAATTCAAGTCGGCAAAAATCGTCATAACTCAGCCCTACCACTCCCATAGCAAATGCCAGGGCCTCAGTAATGCTTACAGACTTTTTTTTTCGTTCCCTGCTGCCACTGTACCTGTTTCGTCGCCTGGCTCTCTCTGACTGGCCATAGCCGTACTATTCCAGGAAATAGCCTCTTCTGGCGTAATGCTGTCTGCAAAGTCCATCAGCGACATATTAAATTCTATGCCGTCGTGCTTGGATGCTGACACAATGCAACACCACATCAGCGTACAGATGTCAGTGAAACTAAACTCTGTAGTTCCCTCTGAGAAAACCTCAGAAACGTTTTTGCCTGTTTCCTTTTCAAAACGTAGCATAGCCCCCATAGTTGGCCTACAGGGGTACGCTACGCCATTGATCGTTACTTCTACTTTCTTCATGCTGTAGAGTTTTACGGATCGTTACTCATTGCCTGACGGCTTACCGGGATAGGTGGTAGGCTCACCGTCGCTTTCCAAAGAAATGCTGTAGGTGGCATCGTCCTGGGCGGGGCTTGTTTCCTCCAAAGAGGCGATCACAAAGTTACCCTCCACATACGGGGTTGCATCACCCTCACGCTGGAAAGCCTTAACGGAAATGTGCTGCCCTGCACCCCACAAAGCGGACAATTCGGCATAGCCGTTTTCTGCCTCTCCGTAGTAGCGCAAACCCTCGGCACTGATCGAGATACTGAGGCCAGTAACGCCCTTTCCTTTCCACAATCCAGACGAATAGTTTGAACTGGCGGCGGGCTTTACGGCACGATCCTTGGTCTCACTGTTGAAAGTAAGCGTGTGACTGGTGCAATGGCCAATGGCCTTGCCGCCGACGCTTAACAAAAGGTCGCTACCATTAATGTAGCCTGAACTTGGTACTGCCATAATTCTTTCTCCTATATCTTTACGTTAAACACTAATTGCTGCACGTAGGCATCATCTTGCCAGGCTTCTTCGCCATCCTCATAATGACAACTGCGCATAAATATGCCCTCGGCTTCGCCCTGCTTGCCATCTAAGGCCGCTTTGACTGCCTCAGCCAATTCTACGCCCTCATCGTAATCCTCAGTGAAACAACACAACTCAATCTGTGCGGTTCCGGCTCCCGGCTGCTGCTTAACGGGTGTCTGGCCCATTGCAGATCTCCGATAGAGGATATACGGCAATGTTGCGGTATCTGCTGCAACGGGGAAAATCCTTTGTACTCTCTCCGCTACGGCTTCATCGGCCAACAGCATTGCCCGAATGACATAGCCTGCACTCAACAATGTCTTAGGTACATCCATACTTTTTCGCTATCTTCACTACGTTTCTTTCGATCTCGTTATGCAGATCGTTTGTCACGGTGTCCGCTACGTCTGCCTGCGTCTGACGCAAAAATCCGTATCGTTTCATCCGGCCTGTACTGTGGCCCTTGCGGCTACGGGTAAACACCTTTGTCTTGGTTTTGGTCTTACGCTCCTTGGTTCCGGCTTCTGCCCAAATCAAAATCGGCTTTTCCAATCCCTGACGGTTCTTGTGAAAACCTAACGCCACACCACCATTTTTCCCGGCCCTCTTCGTGGCAACCGTCACCTTAAAACCTGCCTGACGTTTGAAAACCACTGCCCTAACTCCCTTTTCCAGATCCTTGTCTGTGCGGATGCTTCCACGTAGGTTGTTAAGTGCTGTTTTCCTTACCATGTTGGCCTCACGCCTAAACGCCCCTTTTAGGGCTTTGAGGCGTTTATCAGGCTCCAACTCAGTAAACAGCCTTTGCAGTTCGGTGTCATTGTAGGTCAACGGCATAACTTACTCGTTCAATCTCTCGCAAATCAGGGTTTTATAACCTTTATCCAAATTAGGCACAATGTTAGTGACGGTGTAAACATACCCACCCAACTGCTGCACTCTCCAGTTCTCGGCTACAGTATGCGCGTCTCGTATGTTAAACTCGACGTGGTAATCAGGGAAATGCTCGCCTACTTCCTCGCTTCGGTGGCCGCTGTTCCTTACGCGTTCTGCGTGGACTGTAACGGTTTCCTGGTAGGTGGTAGTCTCTGCACCCGATTTGCTTGTAACCTTGACTGGCTGTAGCAATTTGAGCCTGTATTTCATTCGCCCTGCTATCATTCGCCTGCCTCCCCTGGTTCTGGTTCATCCGTTGGGTCTGTGGTCTGCCCGGTCTGTTCGGATTCCTCTGCCGGATCATCCGTAGGATCCTCTACAGGATCGTCCGTTGGCTTGTCGGCCACCAACTTACGGAATGGTTTAATTAAGGCAGATAGTGAATCAGGCACCTGGTACATCTGTACGGCGGCATCGCTTTCCCTCTGGTTGTACCAATGGGCACCGATCATCAGAATAGCGTGTTGAAGTTCGGGGGGAAACTCCCCGTCACCCATCTGCGTTAATTCCGCTACGGTGCGTCTGGTAGCCCGGATAACGTGCTTTTCAGCAGTCTTTAAGAGGTGCTGCAAATACACATCATCATCTGCGAAATCATCAGCCTTAACGTGTGCCTTGAAAAGTGCAAAATCCACTACTGCCATAACCTTAACCTAAAACACTATGACTTACGAAAATTCTCATTTACTCTGCGGCCTCCACAGTCACGGTGCAAGTGTCGGTGTACGACTTACCGTCCACGGTGATACTTGCGGTGATCACCGAAGAGCCTACGGCCTTACCCTCAACCAGACCTGCGGCTGTAACGGTGGCCTTGGCGGTTGTGCCAGAGGTGTAGGTTACTGCGGCGGTCTTAGGCAGAACGGCGGCTGCAAGTTGCAGGGTCTCACCTACCTTGATCGTCTTGGCGTGAACATTCAGGTTAATACCTGCCTCATCCTTGGGAGGCGCGATCAGCTTGTAGCAGGCAAATGCCTGAGTGCGCAAAGTGGTGAGGCTCCAACGGGTGCGGAGGGTCAGTTTCATCATACCCTTGTCAGCCAGGGTGAACGGATCAACAGTCATGTGAATGTTGCCGTGCTGATTGGCTGCGAAGTACGACCAAACGCCCAGGCCGATATACATATCGTCGAGCATACCCGTTGCGGTAGAGTTCTCGCGGATATAGTGGCTAACGAAGTACGGATCACCGTCCAGTTTTCCGTTCTCGATGATAAAGCCACCCTGGCCCTTTGCCTTTGGCGTTGCTTTCAGCAGGGCTTCGGCCTTTGCGTCGAGTACCCAACAGAAACCTGCCATGTTCACACCTGCGTTGATCAACTCGGCCTTGGCCTCCAACAGTTCCTGGTAGGTAGCGATCAGTACGGCGGTCTTGGTCTGTCCGCTGTACGGGCCTTTGATACCAGTAAAGGTTGCCTGGCTGAATGTCTTGTGGTTCAAGAAATCCTGCATAGCCAGACGGAAACTCTCCTGTACGAATGTCAGCACGTCAAACGTGGCATCCTCAATGGAGGCAAAGGACACCTTGACAGTTGCGCCTACCTCAGCGGGTACGGCCTTGATGTTGTCAAAGTTGATGTCCTGGTCTTGGAGTTGGACGGTCTCGCCAACCTCAACCATTTTCACGTTGTCAGTGGCATACGGCCAAACCAGGTTGCCAGTCACACCAGTCTGTACTTTCATGCCGACCTTATCCCAGATCAGGCCCTCAGACAGACGGGGCAACAGGTCGAACACCATAGTTTCCATGGCCTCGGCACTGGCGATATTGTTCTTGTCACCTGAGTTAATAACGCCCAGGGTAATCTCGCGCTCCTGACGCTTGCCAGTACGAATGTCCTGCAAGAGTTCGCGGAACTGTGCATTACGGCTCATAGTCACCTCACGGCCCTGCTTCTCTGCGGCCTCGTTAGCGAGGGCGGCGGCAATGCGCATATTGGTGGCCTCCAACTCCGTTTTCAGTTCGCGTGCCTCCGTATTGATGGCTTCGCGCTGCTGCTCAGTCAGCTGCTCCTTACTTTCGAGTTTCTCAGCCAACTCGGTCAGGCGGGTGCCAATTTCGCGCTTGCGCTCATTGGCCTTTTTGTAATCAAACTTTGGCTTACTCATAATCTTTTTGTTTGATGGGTTAATACTATTGTGTCAATTCTCTTGCTATACTGCGTAGATCCTTAGCCTGCTTTGTACGGGCCTGACGATCTGCCAACTCCCGCTGCTGTGCGGCTAACTCTTCAGGGGTGGGTTCGGTTGCAGGCTTGTGGGCCTCTGCAAACTCTCTCACTTGCTGCTCACGGGCCTTTACCTCAGTGTCCTCATAGGCCGGAGTGGCTGCTATGGTCACGTCGCAAATTCCCTCAATCTTCTTAACATGGCGTAGATAGATCTTGGCTCCCCAATCTGTCGTTTCCTCTGTCTCTTCGTAACTCACACAATTCTCTGAATCGTCCTCATTAGTCCAATAGATAAATGACATTTCGGTTAGATCCCCACGCTTTGCCAGTTCCAGGGCTTTGTCACCGTCCACGGTATGCGGCATCTCACACTCTACTTTCAGACCTATTTCGTCAATGGTCAGTTTCAATGTGCCCGATCCCTTATCCCAACGGCCTAAGATGGCCTGTCGGTTGTGAAACATGGTAAAATAGATACGCTGCTCACGTAACATTTCCTCTGTGATACAGCCCTTTTCCAGGATCTCGTAAAACGGGAAATAGTAGCCAATGAGCAAAGATCGCGTACCAAATTTCATTGCATAGCCCTCAAGTATGCGGCTTTCAGCCTCGCCCTCACCTGCCTCTCTCAGATGCAGGCTAACAGGCATTATCAGGGTTCTTTTCTGAATCTCTTTCATACTGCTACACTATTTGGTTTCTTCATCGTTCTTATTCTCACCTGTCATTTTGCTGCTGCCCATGACAGCGGTGTTTGTACTCAGGTAAATAACATCACCACCATCTACAGGCGGCTTGTTCTCCATCTTGCGCACATCATTGATACTGTACGTGCCATTCTGGATCATCTTACTGTAATAGTTGGCCTTGGTGATCAAGTCCATCTTAAACAACTGCTCACGGTCAAACTCAAACTTACGCTTGCAGCACATTGAACGGCTCACCAACTTTCTCTGAAACTCTGTCTCTATGGCTTCCAGAATACAGTCAAGTGTCTGGGTCAGGAAAGCAACGTCGGCCTGTTCCGGCATCTTATAATTACTGCCTGCCATGTCGTAGAGGTAGATAGGCGGTACACCAGTCATACGGCTAACCTCCGGGATGGAAAACTTGCGGCTCTCCAAAAACTGCATATCCGTAGAGGATAGGGAAAGCTGCTTAAAGTCCACATCACCGGGCAAACTCACAATGCGCTCACCGTTCTTAAACAGGTTGTCGGTACTGTTGGCCAACTTTTCCAACTGTTCATCCTGGTACTCACCCATTCCCCGGATCCCGGATTTGTCGTTGGTGATCAGACCACGAACTGCACCACCTTTGCCGAAACGCTCCAGGGTCTCTTTGTCGCCTGTGGCTATGATCGACAGTTGGGTGTCACCCAATTTCCAAAGAGGTACACCCCTGCGGCCATTGAGGGTGTTGAACATGATATGCACGATCTGGCTTTCATCAAAGGTGCCATAAACGCCATTATATACGTCGGTAATGTAATACTCACCCGTCACATCGTCGATTGAGCAACACCCACGACTGATCAACACCAGTTCCACTACTTCACCGTCAATAATGCGCGGCCAGATGAACGCGTCGCCATCATGGTATGCCTGCCACACCATTTCACGTTTCCAGTTAAACGCCGACTTGCGTAACTGCGGCTGTGTACTCAACAGGTAATGAAACGGGGATGCCTCAAAATCTTCGTAAACGTCGCCTTTCTGTTTCAGGTAGTGAAACGGCAAACGTGCCACGCTGCCTGACAGTACGTCCAATGCGCGTTTATAGGCCATAACGCCCATAGCCCCATCACCTCTGATATTCACGAGTGATGAGGCTGCACCATCAAGACTAATGCCATTTGCGCCTAATTCGACCTGCACATTAACCTCACGCGGCTGTTCCTGCTTACGTTTGAAAATGCTAAATATGCCCACGGTGCAAAAAATATTTGCCCAAAAGTACACATATCTTTTGCACGTTCAAAATTGGCAAAGGTGCATCGTGGCACACCTTGGCGTAACGTGGTGTAAATGTTAAAATATTATAATTTATTAACTTATATCTACCTGATCAATCCCTCCAAATTCTGTAATACCTGTAATCAATGCACCCGTGCGAACACTCGCACACCTCACACCCTGAAACGCTGCAAGTTCCAAAGCCGGGCGTTTCACTGTCCGGCTGATAGGCTATGCAAGTATGACACAGGGCCGTTTTCATATTCAGGGAGTTGTGGCGGGGCCTGACGGCCCCACCTGGTTAATACTAATTGCCTAATCTCTTCTCGATGGTCTTAAAGGCTCTAAATCCCTCTCTCCATCCTCTGTAAACTTGG